CCCTGAACTTCCCAGTCCAGAAGGACTTGTGCTTATTCACTTTTAGCCCGTGGGCTTCCAGTGATCCAATAACCTGTGACACAAATTCTGTGGGGACAATTATATCATCCCCATAGACTCGCACTCGACCAACCAGGCCTTTAATAAGCCTAGGGGTCAGCTGGGCATTGGACGCTTTCGCTATCCCCTCGAGGACGATGGTCAAGAAGACCATTGCCTCAAGAGGAAACGTCAGCGCCGAACCCATAGACGCGTACTTGGATAGCGTAATAACGCCATACCCAGGTACATCCGCCTTCGTCGACCTACACGCGTCAACCGCTCTGAACAAATGAGGGTGGTTACGTAATAGGTTAACTACATGCGGATACGAGACACGGTCAGAGGCCTCGCTAAGATCTAGCGTGGCCAGACTCCCGTCGCGGGAGCCCTGGCAAGCCAGTAGGTTATTAGCCTCTGCACTCTGCCAGCCGATGAGGGACCGGGCGATGTCATCTGCCTCGATCTCCTCCACGAACCCACGCAGAAGCCCTTGCTGCATATATTGCATGCAAGTAGGTTCCTCTGCGATTATTCGTGGTGTCTTGTACGTTTTAGGAACTAGAACGACCTTAACTGGCCGCTCTTCTCCGGGTTCGAGGAATGTCATGTCGGTCAGCTCAGGAATTGAGCTGAAGCTGGACACAAGGTGCTCCGTTACCGGAAACACCTCTTCCAGTCTACTGGTCCATTCCGATTGACTCCATTTAGAATTTCCACGGAGTCCGTCGGCTGTGGCACCGGGACCGTGCTTTGGGATGATTCCACTAGGGACGGCAATGACTCGCCGTTCAATATTAGTGAGAACCCTAGCCCAGAGCAAACTGCCATTATAACGGAAGTCGTGACCGATATGGTCACTATCTCCTTCGGCGAGTTTTCTGACATCCTGCTCACACTCCACATAAGCCATAATTGCGGCGGCGTCCCTCTCCCGGTTGGGAGGTGGAACTATCTTAGCGAACATCAGTGTAAACTGACGTATCGCCCAGATCGCCACAGTCGACGGCTCTGGGAGCAATGCTCCAGTCTCACGATCGAACACTTGATCCACGAAACCCGACATAAATGCCGGGAGCCGTCCTCGGAAATGAAAGAACATCCCGAGGCTGGGATCGAACTGAGCATCGGACAGGCTTCTTTCGAATGCCTTGCCATACTCAGGAAGGGTAAGAGTTAAAAACTCTATCCCCTCGTGTTCGTACCGTCTCGTGACGGTTTGTACATCACGAGTGGTGCTTGTGTCGCACCAGGTCCCCAAATCTTTGAGGACCTCCTGCGCGAACCACATCAGCCTTTTCACTTGCGGCTCCTTAATTCGGAGTCTGCCAAGATGCCTAGCCTGATGTCGACCGACTGAGGGGTGGGGCTCTAAAGCCCCACCCCCACCACAGCAATCTGTGGCGGTCCATCCTTACGACTGGCCTCCAAAAAAGGCTGTCGTAAGCAGTCCTGAAGAGGCAGCGAGCTGGGCAAGAAGCCCATCCCATGCTGCCTTCTGCTCTGCTACCGTGTAACCCACCAACGGCGCGTCTCGGAAGACCTTAAAGGTCGCCGAGTACGGCGCGTAGTTGGCAGGGAACAGAGGGTCAGCAGCGTACTTCGAGACAGTCAATCCCAGCACGGAGCGCGTCCGCTTACCATTGTTGGTATGCGAGATAAACTCCTGGATAGCACCGTCCGCGGAAGAATAGCGGGTGGCACTACCCTGCGCCGACACCCTCGGAAGAGAGGTCGTCGCGGCTGAGATCGTGATGGACTGTGGATCGGCAAACATCGGCATGGTCCTTGCAGTTAGAGGACGAAGCCGGCAAATGCCAACTTCGCTCGTTCGCCAACTCTCCGGACAGAACTAATCGTTCAGCCGGAGTGACTTGTCTCCTCGGGTCATACCCAAGGAGGCAAGTATAGCCCATTGCCTACCAGTAAAACTGGCAGGGTTAGAGCCGAAGCCGAAGGGTGATGCCCTTATCCGTTCCTTCGTCACTGTGACGAATTCAATGGTGTAGGGACTTGCGACCCCGGGATTAGTAATCTCTCGAGGACCGACAAGCGTATAGCTATGAGTGACGACCGAAGTCACCATCAAATAGCCATACCGTATCACCAAACCGTCCGCAGCAAGCGCAGTCGCATTGGCTATATTATCACCAATGTTACCGTGCCAGTCGGCCAGCCAGCTCCATGGGGCAACATTCCAGACTACCTCCGGAGTAATCCGGGTGCCGAGCAGTAGATTTGCTTTCTGCTCGAACCTTTCCAACGTTGATAGACGTTTATTATTCTCGTCTGTTCCAACGTGGTAGGTGTAGGCGCCAGAGAACGAGACCTTACGATAAGTCTCTATCTTCTCTGTCATCTGGCCTGTAACTGACTCCCCGACAAAATGGCTCTTCCATGCCGTGTTGCCACTAGGACAGTTCAAAATCCCAGTGACTGACGGCAGTACTTGGAGGTTTGCCTCTTCGGGGAAGGTGTAGCGCCGGCGGATATTCTTGCCGGAGTTGAGCTCGTGCTGCTTGAGGATCTTATTCGACCTCTTCACAGCACGCGCTGTGCTTTGCAGATCCCGTATTAACGGTTTCCACCCAAACTCAACGTTGAGATACTCGCTTCCAGCAGAGCCGGAAGCCGAACTCGGAATGCGCCGATTAGACGCCTTCTTTGCTCGTCGAGCCTCACGTCGAACGGTGGACCCTGGTTTAAGGGGAATACCCTCTTGCCAGAGTTCTGCTAGCGCCTGAGCAACATTCGCTGAGGGATTTGTAGGAGTCGTGGCACTGATAGCACGTGGTCCATACCAACCTAAGTCGGCTGGGTCCATGTACTTGAAGGTGCCGTTCGGCAACGTAGCGCTTGGCCATACGGTGGGCCATACCGGACCATCGTAACCTAGCCACGAGCCTCCACCCTGAGGTATCTTCGTATGGATGTGATTAACTACACCCATGAAGGCCTTTTGGGTTTTGAACTCGTGCCCGTTATCGAGGGGTGACTTTGGCTCTCGTCGCAGCTCTTCCTTTAGGACCT